TGCCTGTGCCGCAAGAACCAAATTGCTTTGTGCACTAGAGTTGTAGTAGGCTTGCATTTCAGGTGTAGTAGCACCCATACCACCACCTTGAGCAACAGATAAACCACCACGACCTTGTTGTTGTAGCTTGTTCTGCAACATGGCAAGTTGATTCTCTTGACTAGGTGCAAGCAAAGCCTGTTGTTTAGTAATGTAGTCAGCCGCAACTTCTTCAGGACTCTTGTTAAGGTAACCCTGACCAAGGCTGAACAGATTCTGTGCCGCACCAGTTAAAGGAGCATAAGCCGCTTGAGCGCCCTCTGCACCAGTTAAACCCTGATTAGCCAATGTAGACAATCGGTTTTGGTAACCAAGAATCTCAGGGCTTGGTGTATAGCCAGCGCCAATAACATTACCCGCCGCATCAGTTTGGAAGTTAGAAGAACCAAAGCGAGTAGTCACACCAACAGGTCTGAACTTAGCCGCATCTGCCGCAATCTGTGCCGCACGAATCTGAGCATCAGCTTGTGTTTGTGCCGCATCTTTTGCACTTGATGACTGCAAGTAAGAACCACCAGCACTTAACAAACCTTGAATTGCAGAAGGTGCAAAGTTCTTAATATCTTCTGGGGAAAGACCTGTTGCACTTGCAATGCTGTTAATAATGCTTGAACTGTTAGCCATTTGACCAATAGTAGGGGCAGTAATAGCAGAAGCAGATGCACCACCTAAACCTGAAGCAACAACATTTCCTGCCGCATCAACAGTTAAGCCTCCACCTAATGCACCATAAGCCTGATTCCCAATTAAAGCCTCTTGTGCGGCTAATTTAGCACCTACTTGACCAGTTGGAAACAAAGGACTACCACTACCAGAACTTAGTAGTCCTGCTCCAGCAGTAGTAGCTACGGGTGTAGCACCAGCATAAGCAAGATTGGCTGAAGCTAACGCATCTGCCGCCGCTATGTCAGCCGCAGTTGCTCCACCAGCAGTAGCGGCAGTAGTACCAGTACCAAATAGACTACCAAAATTACCAGCGGCTAAGTTAGCACCCAATCCAGCCAAAATCATCGGACCATAATCTTTTGCGGCACTTGAAATCAAGTCACCAAAACCACCACTTCCAGCTTGCTCATTGGTTGCAGGATTTGCATTACGAAATTCACCAGTTGGACTGTACTCAGGCTGAATATGGTATTGGTCATCTGCCCAATATCTATTGCTAGATGAAATTGATGTTAATTTTCCTTGAGCATCATAGTTACCAACTAAGGGAGGAACAGGAAATCCCTTTGCATCTGTTTTAGGATAATTAGCTGGCATCTGCAATGGAATTTGGTATCCATTGAGTGTCCTTCCTCCTTTACCTGTAGATTCATATTGAGGTATTGCATTAGGAGGTGGATTAAGGGTATAACTATATTGACCTTTTCCCATAGACTCCGCAGTAGTTGTGAATTGCTGTGGCAAAGAAGCAATGAGTTCTTTAGGTAAGTTGGTAGCCATGATTTACACCTTTGGGTATTTGGTTTTGACTGCCAAGCAATCAGCAATGTACTTGTCAATCTGCGCTTGGTTACCTTTGACTACGCCATCAAGGTAGTCTGTGATTGGTGGGTATTCAGCGGCACGCTTTGCTTTATAGGCATGAGCATCCATGTAGGCTTGAACTGTGGCTTCATCGTATTGAACAGGGTTGCCATCAACGTCAAAGGCATCATCGCCACGGATGACAGCGACCGTAGGAGCAATAGCGTAAATTGCTTGATACTTTTTCATGCCGCAATCTCCAAGAGGGTAATGGTTGAGGTACTTGAATTATCTTGAACAAAAGCATTATTTGAGCCACCACCTCTTTTAAATTGCGTTTTATAAGTGGTTGCAGAAGTGGTTGCTGGTGAATCTAAATAGCAAGCAGACGCACCCATTACAACTCCATTGCCTCCAAAGCCAAAAAACGAAGCAAATACAACTAAAGATGTTGATGTACGAAGTAGCTGAACTGATGTTCCGCTATTAATAGTATCGTTATTTACTCCTGATTGATTAACTAAAACAAGAATTTTGCTTGTAGCACTTGTTGGTGTTATGGTAGCGGTTAAACCAGTATCGGCATAAGTGGTTGTTGAATTAATTGTACTTGTACTGTAAGTAGCATTTACCACTTGCAATACAGAACCCGTAGGCAAAGCCGCTCTAGGCAATCCAGTTGCATTAGTCAACACCAAAGCCGATGGCGTACCTAATGCTGGAGTGGTTAGCGTTGGGCTAGTTGCTAATACGTTGTTGCCTGTGCCTGTGTTTGTAACGCTTACAAGTCCCTTAGATGCGTCTGTTGCCACAGCACTTGAGGCAGTTAAGCTAGAAAGAATTGGTTGAGCAGTTAATGTTGCTACGCCTGTTAATGTTGATACACCTGTTACAGATAAGACAGGAATTGTTACAGTACCCGTAAAGGTAGGCGATGCAGTATCAGACTTTGAATTGACAGCAGTTGCAATATTGTCAAACTCAGTATTGATCTCAGTACCTTTGACAATCTTTAAAGGGTCGCCAGAGGTAAGCGTATCCTTTGTGGCAAAGTTAGTTGATTTTGTATAGGCTGTCATTTTATTCCTTTTAACTCAAACGACCATGTTTTGATTGAATTTCAATCTTTTGAATAGACAACTGATAACCATTTATATCAGTCTCATATCCTGTTTGAACAATTTTCCCAGAACCAGAACCATTTGCAATCAATGTTTGCAATGCAACACCTTCAGAATAGTAAGCCACTATAGTCGCATTTGCGCCATATTCTGCTGTTCCATATTCTGATACACCTTGGGCAGGAATCAACACATTCTGAGACAAGTAGTTTGTCAAGAAGTCATATCCCCACTTAATCGTTACATATTGATTGCTTCCACCAATGACAACAGCAGTTATTTTTTTAATGATAGATGTTCTTGATGGGTCACCCAAGTCGCTATGATTTGTATAGTAAGCAAATCTGTAAGATGAACCATTGTCTTGGTATCCTGTGTATTGAGCAACATATCCTGTTTTGCCAATTAACAAGTCACCATTGCGCCTTGAACAAAAAGATTTTGGCAGTATTGAGTCCCAAACTGTGACTCGTAAAGCGCCATCAGGCAAAGAAACCTTTGTGTCAAAACAATATACTTGTTGATTGATAGGCAAAGACAACAAATAAATTGCTTCTTTTTCAGAGTAAATTGATTTGACGTTTGCTAATACTTCACTGCTAATTTTTGTTGATAAGTCTTTTCTAACATTTTTAGACAAATCTCTCTCAGGTGCAGACTTCTCTTGGATTGTTCTCATCAAGGAACGAATGCCAGAATTTGATAGAAAGATCACATCAGAACTTGTATTCTGAATACTGTCTCTAGCAATGCAACCAATGCTTTCTACTGTGTCACTCAATGACATTGATGCTGGTGTAGTGGCATTTTGATAAACAAGAATTTGACGTTTACCAAATATAAACAAGAATCCATTGTGTGCGGCAAGACCTGTAATCTGGTCAGCGCCATTCGCCCAAACACGATCTACATTCAAAGAACCAGCCGTACCTGTTGACCATACATGACCAGCAATCAAATCACTAAAGTAAACAGTAGCATTGTTGGTTGTTGTGTTTGCCGCCCACAATCTACCAAACGCTGAAATGCAAATGTTTGCATCAGGAACAGTAGCTACATATCCTGTCTTTTCGCTAACTCTACGATACGTTGTGGTGCTGACAGTTGGGTCATAGATCAAAGCATTAAAGCCCAACTGGAAGAAGTAGGTTACGCTATTTAGCGTTGCACATTGCCAGTTACTTGCAGTAATAGTTGGAGCAGTACCACCACCACCATAGGTGAGTTCAGTAAGTACATTACTTGCGCCCAACTTAAAAATCTTGTTGTTACCAGCCAATAAAACAGTCAATGTCCCATCTGCCTCAACCATCTCATGTATGACAGTTACGTCATTAGCGCCTAGATTACCTGTAGAAGAATTTAGTGCAGTCCAACCCTTACGTGAGCCAACACGACCATATTGGTCAATGATGGCATTTGTTGCAATTAAAGCAAACCCACTCTGCAAATCAAGCGGAGAATCTTGAGTATTTAAGCCATAAAATGCAGGGGCTGAAATACTAGCAATTTCCAAAGATTGGTTCATATTGCAACAAACTCCTGATTCTCAGGATAGCGAGTACCTTCCAAAGCAATGTAGTCAGACAACATAGTTTTGTATAACGAGTACGCATCAGAAGAAGTAAGACCACCATCTTCACCACGTTCTACCAATGCTCTAGCATAGGCATTCTGAGCCACTAGAGTGTCAGCAACAGATACAACAGTAGCATCTGAGGTCAACGTAGCCTGTGGCACTGTCAAGGCAAACTTGATTGTGTAAACACCATCAGGTATTGGGTATAGATTTACTTTAGTGTCGTAACTACCATTAACTCCATCAAAGGCAAATTCTGTAGGTATTGAGTTGACAAGTGGAGTGAAGTTTAACTTGCGGTTCATGTCCACAAAACTAATGTTTGTAAGTCCAACATTGCTTGTTGTGTTAATTACATCCATTACTTGAAACTTCTGACCAGCACCCGTCAAAGCATAAGATGCTGTAGATGATGCGGTAGTGACTGTAATGGTTTGACCCAATACATTCCAAGCAAAAGCATCTTCAATCTGACGTTTTGCATCATTGACAAACTTGCAAATTAGACTTGAATAAGATGTTTGAGCAACAGTAGAAACTGTTGACTCACGCAACCTTACGAGTACATCGTTAACCAGTTCAAGGTAGGTCATATTCTTGTTAATCCTTCTTCTTCAATGGTAACTACTACTGAAAATGTAGATGCCGCCTCAGATAGTGCTTTAAGTATGTCGCCTTCTTCCATTACAAAATAGGATACGCCTCCCCAATCTTGTGTTGTTTTTGTACTTAAAGCAGTTTCAAATACAAGAGAATATGTAACAGACGCAGAGGTATCTGTCCAACTAAAAGAAATATGTTTTTGCGAACCTGTATTAACTGCTCGTAGCAATACCACCCTTGCATAGTAACCAGTAGGTACTGTATAGAGGGTTGTCAGCGTGT